CGGCACGGTCATTCCCAACCCGTTGCTGGCGGTGGTCGATACGCTGGAGCGGCGGCAGCTTGCGGTCATCCGGTCTATGAGCCTGAACCAGACGGCCAGTGATCCGCGCACCATCAACGGCGCGGCAAGGAATGCAAACAATGCATTTGATGCGCTGCGCGCGTTTAGTGATGACGGTTTAATTGCTTTGCCGGTGAATTGATGACTGAAAAATTCTATGAGCACGCGTTGATTGCGCTGGATGATTTGATCCCCTATGCCATGAACAGCCGGACGCACAGCGAGGAGCAGGTGGCTCAGATCGCAGCCAGCATCCGGGAGTTTGGTTTTACGAACCCGGTGCTGATCGACAAGGCCAACAATCTGATCGCCGGCCATGGGCGCGTCCTGGCCGCGCGCAAACTAAAAATGGATGTGGTGCCTGCTATCATCGTGACTGGGCTCGATGAGAACCGGCGGCGGGCGCTGGTCATTGCGGACAACCAGCTGGCGTTGAATGCCGAGTGGGATGAGGAAAAGCTGATCGCCGAACTGCAATCTATGTCCGTGGACATGCAGAAGCTGACGGGCTTCAGCGAGGAAGACTTGCTGGCCATGATGAAAGAACCAAACTTTGAACCCGGCACAGAAGATGACCAAGGCAAGCTGGATGAACTCGCGCCGAAAATGGTGACTTGTCCGCATTGCTCGGCAGAATGGGATTTGAGAGAGCATGGCCAAGGCTGATCTGCGGATTGACTGGGCGACGCATGCCGCCGCAAAGTATGCCTGCGAGAATTGGCATTATAGCGGGTGCTTGCCCATCGGGAAACTTGTAAAAGTTGGAGCGTGGGAGAGCGGAAAGTTTATTGGCGTGGTTTTGTTTGGGCGAGGCGCAACACCCAACCTCGGCAAGCCGTATAACCTTGGCCAAGATGAATGTGTGGAGCTTGTCAGGATAGCATTGACTAAGCACGAAAACGCCGTTTCGCGCATTTCAGCATTGGCAATGAAGTTTTTGCACAAGGCAAATCCCAAACTGCGGTTGATCGTTTCGTTTGCAGATCAGTCACAAGGCCATCACGGCGGCATCTATCAAGCCGGAAATTGGGTCTATAATGGACAAGGCGATCCAGCAAAGTTTTACATGATCCGGGGGAAGCTGACGCACCCACGGTCAATAGGTGCAAAGGGATTGGTGCAAAATATTCACGGCGCGCGGAAAATTGATCCAAACGCAACCGTTGTCGATGTTCCCGGCAAACACCGATACCTCATGCCCCTAGACGCAGACATGCGTGCGCGTATACTACCACTTGCAAAACCATACCCCAAGCGTGCGAAGCAGGCGATGACCGACTCCCCGTCGGCACAGCGGCAGGGCGGCACTGACCCGCACGCTCCAAAGGTTTCAGCGTGACCCGTAGCGCACGCATCATCGCATTCATTGAACAGCTATGCCCGATCCCGGAAGGGGCGGACGTAGGCAAGCCGTTCAAGCTGATGCCATTCCAAAAACGGTTCATCAAAGATATTTACGATAACCCGGCGGGTACAAGCCGCGCCTATCTCAGCGTTGCGCGCAAAAATGGGAAAAGCGCTCTAATCGCCGCGATCTTGCTTGCCCATATTGCCGGGCCAGAGGCGCGAATCAACAGCCAGATTATCAGCGGGGCGAGAAGCCGTGACCAAGCGGCGCTGGTGTTCAAGCTAGCAGAAAAGATGGTTCGGCTTTCGCCGATATTGAGCCAGCTAATCAAGATCGTGCCTTCTCAAAAATCGCTGATAGGCCTGGCGCGGAATGTCGAATACAAAGCCATCAGCGCCGAGGCGGGCACGGCGCACGGGCTCTCTCCCGTGCTGGCGATCTTGGATGAAGTGGGGCAGGTTCGCGGGCCAGCGGATGCTTTTGTGGAGGCAATCGAAACGGCCCAGGGCGCGCACGCCGACCCGCTGTTGATTGCAATCAGTACGCAGGCGGCGACCGATGGCGATCTGTTTTCCGTCTGGCTGGATGACGCGCAAACGGCAAACGACAGGCGGATCGTTTGCCATCTCTACACCGCGCCGCAGGATTGCGAACTGTCAGACCGCAAGGCGTGGCGCGCCGCAAATCCGGCGCTTGGCAAATTTCGCTCGCTCCAGGACATGCAGGACTTTGCCAAGCAAGCCGCGCGGCTGCCGTCGAAAGAGAACAGCTTCCGTTGGCTCTACCTGAACCAGCGGATTGAAGCGGAAAGCCCATTTTTGAGCAAGGGCGAATGGCAAGCGAACAATGAGCCACCGGCAATTGATGACGGTGATGTCTGCTTTGCGGGGCTCGACCTGTCAGCAAGCCGCGACTTGACGGCGTTCGTCCTGGCGTTTCCGAAAGGCGACACGTTCCACATCGTGCCGCAATTCTTCTTACCCGCCGATGGGCTCCGGGAGAAGTCGCGAGCGGAGCGCGTGCCCTATGATATTTGGGCTGATCAAGGCTTCCTGACCACCATTCCTGGGCCGGTAATTGTCCCTGCCGTGGTGGCGCAAGCCGTTGCAGAAGCGGCGGAGCGGTATGATCTGCGCATGCTGGCCTATGACCGCTGGCGGATTAACGACTTCAAACGCGAACTCGACATCATCGGCGCGGATATTCCCATGAAGCCATTCGGGCAGGGCTTCAAAGATATGGCACCCGCCGTTGATACGGTGGAGCGTTTGGTGGCGGAGCGCAAGCTCTGCCATGGTGATAATCCTATCTTAAACATGTGCGCTGCTGGGGCAGTGGTGCAGCGAGATCCTGCCGGCAATCGGAAGTTGAACAAGGCAAAGTCGTATGCTAAGATTGATGGCATGGTGGCACTGACGATGGCTTTAGGTTGCATTGGCGAGGAAATCGTGCAATATAGTTCTCCTTGGGATGATCCCGGCTATAGGATGGCTGTCTAGTTGGGCGTTTTTGACTTCCTCCGCCGCGAGCAACGGGGCTCCATCGAAAACCCGAACGTGCCGATATCGTCGAGCGATTTCGTGCGCGTTATGGGTTGGGGCGATCTGATTTCCTCGGCTGGCGTGACTGTGAACGTCAACACGGCGCTCGGCGTGCCTGCCGTATGGGCCGCCGTCAATTTCCTAGCTGGCACGATTGCCGGGCTACCGCTCAAAGTCTACCGGCGCGATGCTGACGGGCAGTCCGAGGTTGTTCCCAGCGCCGCCAATCAACTGCCGCTGATTTTGGGCGAGGCCATCAACCCGGCCATGTCGTCATTCGAATGGAGAAAATATACCTTCGATCAGGTATTCACCGGCGGGCGCGGGATAACATACATCGAGCGCAACAATTCGGGCGCGGTCGTGAACCTGTACGCGCTAGATCCGACGCTGCTTACCGTCCGCATGTTCGAGGGGCGGAAATTCTACGATGTGCGGATCGGATCGCAGCTTACGAAAACCTACGCGGCTACGGATATCATCGACATTCCGTTCATGTTGGAACATGATTTTGTCGATCATCGCGGCCCTATCGCCACAAACCGCGATGCAATTGGAATGGCTATCGCTGCAAGCCGCTATGGCAGCAAAGCGTTTCAAGCGGGCGGCGTGCCGCCTGCGGTGATGACCGGGCCGTTTCAGTCTGGCGCTGCGGCGGCGCGGGCGTCTGATGACGTGGCCAACACGATGGCGAAGCTGGCGCGCGACGGGCGTCCGGTTATGGCGCTGCCGCTAGGGCATGAACTCAAAGCCATCGGCTTTGCCCCGGAACAGATGCAGTTGCTGGAATTGCAGCGGTTTTCAATTGAACAAATCGCGCGCATTTACAATCTGCCGCCCATATTCCTGCAAGACCTGACGCACGGCACATTCTCCAACACGGAGCAGCAGGATCTGCACTTCGTCAAACACACAGTGAAGCGCTGGGTGGAGCAGACGGAAGCGGAATTGAACCTGAAATTGTTTGGGCGCGGCTCGCCGTTCTTCTGCGAATTCAACCTGGACGGCTTAATGCGCGGCGATCTGAAGACCCGTATGGAAGCGCACGCGACGGCTATTCAGAACGGCATCCGCACGCCGAACGAGGTTCGCAAAATCGAGAGTATGCCGCCGCTGCCGGGTGGCGATGATCTCATGATCCAGGGCGCAACCGTGCCGCTCGCAACACAGGGAGGCGTAAGCGATGCCGGTTCCGAATGACGCGATGCGCCGGGAAGCCGAACGCGGCCTGGAATGGCGGCGCGAGTTTGGCCGAGGCGGAACTGCGGTCGGCATTGCGCGAGCACGTGATATCTCGAATGGCCGCGATCTGCCGATTGAAACTGTGCGCCGGATGAAGGCTTATTTTGACCGGCACGAGATCGATAAAGAGGCCGAGGGCTTC